GTTTCATCATTGTCTTCACTATTGCCCTTATAAAACACTTGATATTCGATATCATCACTATCGCTAATTTCATAAGAGTTAACTCTATTTACTTCATAGTTGCCTGTTGGAACTACAGCAGTGGTAAATTGGTCTACATAGTCGCTATTTGTCTTATTGTAGACTTTTACACGCAAGTGGGTTGCTGCTTGCTTTTCTGGTCTGGTATGTAGTTGAGGGGTGCTAAATTCAAAGCGCAAGCTAGTGCCTGCTCTATCAATGTTAGCATTTAACAAAGTCGGTGCATTGTTATCATAAAATTGTTCTTGAGTAGTTAAAACAATCTCATACCAAGGGCCCCAGCCGCTCACTAAAGCTTGGAAGCGAACAGCAAAAATATAGCTAGTTGAAACTTCTAGCTTGTTGTTAGGTACCTGAATAAAGGTTTTATTGTGCGTATCGCTTAAGCTAGACCAAATTACGCTACGGTCTTCGGCTTTCATAATCTTCCAGTCTGTAGCGCTGTGATTGTCGCCTGATACTCCGCTTGTATTAACAAAGCTTGATGCTGTTAATAATGGGGCCTCATATACGCCGCCCTCGTCCTTTTCCACATTCAAAGCAGGCATTGCAACAGGGCTAAAAGTTTCTAAGGTAGTAAAAGAGAGTTCAGAATAAGCGCTATAGCCGTGATTTTCGCCCTTATAACGTACCTTTAGCTTATAGCTGGTGCTAGTCTTTAGCTTGCCTTTTGGTACCTTGATAGAAGTCAGATTAGAGCTATCGTCTTTTGAGCTCCAAACTTCTTCGGTGCCGCCCTCGTTGTAAATAATCCAATCTGAGCAAGAATGTGTGTCGCTTTCTGTAGAAGGTACTACAGTAAAAGCACCGCCGCTAATTACAGGCTGCTCGCCTACACTATTAGGCATGCCAGGCAAATTAATTACAGGGGCTTTGATGTAAGTAAAAGTGCTATTAGTGCTAAAGTCTAAAGAAGCCCACTCTGACCAGCCAAAGCTTGCGCCTTGATGTCTGATAAATACCTTGTAAGCTGTGCTTAGCTGTAAGATGCCTTTAGGCATGGTAATGCTAAGCAAATCGGCCTGCCCTGTTTGTACTGTTTTAGTCCATACGTTGCTATCTGGAGATGCTGCTAAGGTTACTTTAATCTCTGTAGCTTGATGGGTGTCAACAGTGCCAGAGCTAGAAACATAGGCAAAAGCAGAGCTTGTAAAAGTTGGTGTTTCTAATACGTCGGTATTTCCTGAGACAGTGCCAGCAGAGATTTTAATAGTAGGTGTTTGAATATAGTCAAACGCCGCCATTGTTGTGCCACGCACCTCAACCCAATTGGTAGGGGCTAAATTAGTGCCATGATATCGCATTCTAAAGCGGTATTCTGTGCTTTCTGTTAGCTTGCCTTGTGGCACTGTGATTGAGGTTAGGTGCTCTTTATCTTTTAGAGATGCCCAGATTGAAGTTTCGCCTTCTACGCTTTTAATCTCCCAGTCTGTAGCGCTGTGTGTGTCCTGAGTTTCGTTGTCAGAGTACACTGTAAAAGGGCTTCCAGTTAATACTGGGGTTTGTGGCACCTTATTTGGGTGGCCTGAAACTGTTAAAGTAGGCTCATTAATATAGGCTAAAACATCGTGGGTTGTTGCTTCTACTGTTGCCTTTCCTGAGGTGCCATGTTTAGCGCCTGTGTAGGACACTTGAAAGCGATAGGCTGTTGACGGCTCTAACAATCCAGCAGGAACTCTAAAAGAAGTTAAGTTCTTAGTGTCGTTAGTTTCGTTGTAAATCTCCGCACCTGTATCTAACTTTGTGATAGTCCAATGGGAACTTACATGGCTATCAGTTTCGCCAGTGTCTGAAACAACATTAAAAGCAGAGCCAGTTAATAGCGGGGCCTCTCTTACATCATTTGGAGCGCCTTCTACTGTGATGGTTGGAGTTTCAATATAAGTGAAGTTCTCTTTAGTAGTGCCTAGCACTTCCGCCCGCTCACTAGCTCCATACTTTTTGCCTCGATAAGCAACAGTAAACAAGTAAGTTTCATTAGTGCGTAATACGCTTTTAGGCACTGCAATTGAAGTTAGGTTGCGTGCATCATTTTTTGAGCTCCAAACCTCTTCATTTCCTGATTGGTTGAAAATAATCCAGTCGGTGCTAACGTGGGTATCAGTGGCACGGCCTTGCGGTAACACAGTGAAAGCAGAGCCTTGCAAAGTTGGAGCCTCTGGGACGTTATCAGGTGCGCCGTTAACTGTTAATACAGGCTTTGCAATATGCTCGAATTTTTCAGCAGTAATAAAGCCCTCTTCTGACCATGCTGAGCTATAAATATAGCCATGATACATAGCTCTAACACGGTAAGAAGTGCCAGTGTTAAGCAAGTTATTAGGCATGGTAATAGTTCGTAAGTGTTGCTTATCCTCTAAGGATTCCCAGATAACACGCTTATCTAAATCGACCACTTGCCAAGATGTTGACTTATGGTCGTCTTTTGCGCCTGTTGTAGTAATAAGTCTAAAGATAGAGCTATTAAAGGTTGGTGCGCCTAATACTTGCAAGCCGTCATTTTCAACGCTAATAGTAGGTGTTTCAACATAGGTAAATTTTGGGGCTGTGGTAAAGTTATGCACTCCAAAAGCTGACCAGCCATAGCGCTCGCCCTTATAACGGACGGTTAATTCATAGCTAGTATTTTCTTGCAATACGCCACGGGGAATAGTCCAGCTTGTAAGATTGGCTCTATCTTCTTCGGTGTCATAAGCAACCTTATTATCATGAATAGTTCGTAATACCCATTGCGATGCATAATGGCGGTCAGTTCCGTCAGTAGTACTAAAAGCATTACATACTACTCTAGGGTTTTCAGTAACTTCGGCCCCGCCCTCAATTGATACCACTGTAGGGGCTGTTACGCCCACGTCCTCGCCTGTAGTAAAGTATACAGTTTCAGACCATGCGCTATAGCGGCCCCACTCTGTATAGTCACGGGCTCTTAGCATGTACTCAGTTCTAGGCTCTAATCTGTTTTCATAGGTTAGGGCATAACGGTCAGAGTTGCGTTTTAATGATACTGCGTTGCGCCAATCGCCGTCAGTGATTTTAGTAATTTGGAACTCTCTGTACTCTCGATGCTCGGGGTCGGAGCCTTCAAAAGCACTGTTAAAAGGCTTGCCAGCAGCCTCTAAAAGTACGCTAACACGCTTGCCATTATTAGCAGGTGAAATAACCGAAACAGGCTTAATAACATAATCACCAGAGCCGCCCCCGCCTGTACCTTGAGATTTGACCAGCTCACGAACAGCGGCCATGGTTGGGAACTCTTCATCTTTAACGGCGCTTGCGTCTGGTGTTGTGCCAGTATAGGAAGGCAACTTAGCTAGCTTTACAATGCCTTTAAAGGTATTAGCGCCGTTAAAAGTGTTGTCTTCTTCCAAGCTAGCAATATCAGTTAAATCAATGTTGATATTGCCGTTTTCGTCTGGTTCAATGCCATTAATAGACTTGAGATTAATTAAGAGCTTCCAATAGTCAGCCGATGCGGTTGAATCAGGTGTGTGGCCTTGATTATCTGCTCTAAGAGATTGATATAAGTCGCCTTTATACATCACAATTGCAAAGCGCTTATATGAGATATTAGCCTCATACTGATAAAATCCGCCCTGCTGCATAAAATAGATATTATCGCCTAAGAGCTTAAACAAGGCATTAAAGGCGGTTCGCTTTGGAGGCAATCCGCCTTCTTCCTCTGGTCGCTCTGTTAAGTGAGGGAATAAGTAATCTAGCGATAACTCTGCACTTTTGGCCGTATCAACTGTTTTCGGAATTTCCTCGGTTTCGGCATTAGCGCCTAGTGGAGATTCCCAGATTTGAGGGTTTTCAATTTTAGAATAACTTGCCATGTTTTACCTCTGATAAAAAGGGCCGTCGTTAAATCCTGTATTGGTATCAGGGTTAAAGCCTAAGTATTGTGCGCCATTAATAACAATATCCAGCTTTACGCCTGATGGTATTGGTGGTAAATCACCTAATAGCAGCATGTTCTTTTGATAGTCTTTTAAAGGGCCTGAGCAGGTTAATTTAAGATGCATTGGAGCGATTCTAGTAAGACTAACTTTGCATTTAGGTAGTAATTGAGCCAGCAGGGCGTTAAGCTCTGCTAAGCTGCCGTTAGTAATGTTGGCTGCGGCTTTTACTTTGATATAGAGCCTATAAGCATCATCACTTAAAGCTAATTTAGTTTTGCGCTTGCCTTTATAAAATTGAGCCTGATTAAAGCCTTTAACAGCTTCCACGCCTTTAGCTTCAAAGCCCAGATAAGGAACACCTATAGAAGTAACCATTTGAGCGCTTCTAGAAATGCCTACAATACGCCCCCATGTATCCAAGCCCACGCCTTTAGCGGTGTCGATATCAAAGACATTTTTGTAAAAGGTTTGTAAGTCCTTTTGCGTTCCTAACACCTCAGCTAAACCAAAGATTAAAGCCATTAGCCTTGGACTGCTGCTATATTGGCTAAGAATAGTTTCTCTTATATCAAGTGGCATTATTCTTTAACCTCGCTAGCGGCGCTTTGTCCGTGAAAGAATGGAGCTTGTTCAAAGCCCGTAATATTAGGATTATCGCCCTTAAAGCCAAACGAATCGCCCTCGTTAGCAATAATTTCAGGCTTCCAAGTAATTGCAATATCATCTAGGCTTAAAGTAGGACATGTATCAATAGGAATGGATAAGCTTTCTTTTAGCGATTCACTTCCATGCCATTTAAGCCGAATGCGCATTACTGTATTAATGCCTTGCGCAATTAATGGAGCATAGAAGCGGGAACTATACAAATCATCACCCATAACAACTCTAGTTATAGGTGTTGCGCTATAGATTTGAGCTTGTTTTGTGCCGTAAAAGTTATTGTAGATTATGCTTTTAATCAGCTCTTCGGCATTAGGGGGCAATAGGTCAGACTTTCTAATATCAATCTCAACACAAATAGCACGCTCATGAGGTCGGCTAAAGCGTATTTTGTCTTTAGCTTTAGTGATTTTGTCTTTAAGCTCAATCTCAGTGCTTCCAGTATAAGCACACCCTGCGCTAATAGAGTTATACAAAGCATTTGCTATTTCATTGTCGTTGCCGCCTAATACGCATGCGTATACGCTATGCGCTTTGATTTCAACACCGTCTATATAAGTGTTTTGGTCGGTGCGATTTTGTCGCATACATACAGCTATCACGCCGTCTAAAGCAGCGATTTTGCTATAAGCACTTTGTATAGAAGAGCGGGAATTATAGGCAACTGATTTGTATCTTCTATTCTCAAAAGCTGCTGCGCTCTCTTCATCTTGACCTACGCTAGCCGCATTTTCGTTGTTAGCAGTGTCCCAGCCCGAAACAGTAGTAATGATTTTGGTTAGACTGTTTGGAGGTGCTGCTATAGGGCCTGTTTGGTTGCAACAGAACTCTAACTCTACAAAGCCATTAGCTTTAATCGAATCGCCTTTAATGCATGTCCATTTAGAATTATCAAAAGTAGATAAGAGCTGCGCACCAGTTGGAACAAATACATCAGTCTTGCCAGTGCATTTAATTACAGCTTTAGATGCTATTGCCTTATGACGTTCTAAGTAATAGAGCTTGCCTAAAGCATCTTGCCATATGCCTTGAGACTTAAGCGGGTTAAACATATTGGCCAGATATAAGATATCGTTATCCTTTTGCACTATTAAGGCTGTAATGCTGTCGATAAGCTGCCCTTGTGGGGTGCTGGGGTCGGTGTTTATAATGCCGCCGCCTTTCGTTTTAAAGGCCTCAATAAACACGGCTCGCACCTGCTCTCTAACCTCTTCAACCTCGCTCGCATACACGCCTGCGGCATCATCAAAATTAATCATTGCTCACCTCTGGTGATTCCATAATATAGCCAACTTCTCTAATCTTTCCGTTTGTTGTTAAGCACTTCATACTTAATTTTAGACTGCGGTCTTCTGTAGTGAACTCTTCAACACTTGCATCTAAAACGCCGTCTACACTCTTAGCGGTGTTGATTAGCTCAGAGCGCACTAATGATTCAAAAGGATTAACGCTCAAAACAATGTCAAGATAAGGAATGCCTTTGCTAGGCTCATAATAGCTATCATTGGTAAAGAGCCTTAAAGCACAAGATGCATCTTGGCAAATAGCCTCATCATCATTGCAGGTTTCTAAATTACCAAAAGCATCTAGGCATAAATCCCAGTCGTTATTTAATTTGATAGAAGTCTTTTGTGCCATAACTCACCTATTGAGGGCCTCCAGTCATATCTGGGCCTCCCTTTACGCCGCTATGAACATGGCTCTTAAGACTAATACCGCCGCCAATTGCATCTATATCTGCTGTAATAGTGCGTAATGTGTGGATATCGTTATAGAATACAGCACCATTAGAGCTGCGTGTATTAGCAGAGCGCATGCCTCCGCCTTGAGATAAGCCGCCCGCAATGCTTACGTTGCCAGTAAAAGACGCTTGCGGTGTGTCAAAAGTAATTGAGGGGGCTTTTAGTGTAATAGAGCCTCCAGCTTCTACAGTGATAGAGCCGCCTGCTTTAACGTTTATTGAGCCGTCAGCGTTGATGGTAATATTGCCGCTAACCTTATGAGAGCTATTGCTTTTAATAGTAATAGAGCTATCGCCGTCAATAGTTATGGTATTAGTGCCCTTAATGGTTTGAGTGTGGTTTGCGTCTATTTGCTCTTCTTGGTTTTGGCCAATGTGAATAAGACGGTTTTCTAAAGCCTCTTCGTCTAGGGTTTTATCTGTTTCTACTCTGATACCCTCAGGGCCTCGCTCTTTGATAGTCTTATCTTGCCTGAGCACTATATAAACCTCAGGGGTTTTAGTGTGTATGCTGTCATGTACTACGGCATCAGACTGACTAAACTGCCTAAAGCTACCAGCGTTCACAGGCTCGGTTGTTTGGTCGTTAATAGTGCTAATGTCGTTTTTGTTAATTGACACTGCAACTATATCATTTGGCACGGGGTCGATAATTACAGCAGCGATGCCATGTTGATATCTGGTATGTGGTATCTTTGGAATGGATACCATTTCTAAAGCGGTGCCCTCGGTATCAGTCTGACTAATAAGGGGTGTGATAGAGACTGTTTTAGCTCCAGCATTCTCTTCTGAGCTTTCGCAAGTGTCGATACGTGCAATTAGATTAGTTTGAATGTCTTTTCTAATTTGCTGCTTTACTAAGAAGTTGATTTGATTAGTGGGGCTGGTATTGTCATACCCTCCCCTTGTTCCTTGTCTTTGGTTTTCATCAATAGCCATTAGATAAACTTTCCAATCTCACCACTTAAATGCGGATAATAGCCAGTTACTTCACTCTCCCAGCTTGCATCGCTAGGCATGTTTGCTTGTAACTTATGATTAAGCTTAACAACTCGCCATGTTCCGCTTGCTTTAGGTATGAGGCTTTCTAATTTAAAAAGACCTGCAAAACGCAATGCAGGGTTATAAACACACCTAAAAGAAATGCCGTCGTTGCCTATTGAGGGGCTATCTAAAAGGCCGCTTTGTGCATTGATTAGCACTGCGTTGCCTTTTCTGTTGCCATTACGTGGCATTAAAATTAGGTCGTTATCGTCAATAATTAAATCAGCGCCTGCTTGGTCGCATGCCTGTCTAGCCTTTTCAATTGGAGAGCCTGAAAAGGTACCATTCATTAGTTGAGTGTTTACACCCTCGTTAATAAAATTAAGCTCAGCTAATTGCGCTTGACTAGAAACAAAATCAGCCAATGGCATGCTATCAGTTAAAGACATTGGCCCTTTAGCGTCAACACGTCCCCAGAATCCAACCTCAGCGCTTAACTTTAAAACCATTTCAGGGCCGTTTAGAGCGCCGCTTGATTCAGTGATAGAGCCTGCAAAGATTTGACTGAGGTTAGCAGGGTCGTCACCTGCAAAGATATTGATAAAGTCTCTTTGTACTTTGAATGGATTAAAAGCTAAAGAAGTGAATCTCTCAACACGGTCTAAATCAAGTCCGTATATCTCAACCGATGCTTTAGCAAAATCAGGCGGCCCTAGCTTTTCGACATTAACACTCATAGCCAAATTAGTGATAATGGTAGAGTTTGAGCCGTCTTTAAATGTGCCTGATTTTAAGGTTAATTGCACTGCTAAATAGTGAGGTTTAAAACTACTTATACCCATATTCCTTTAACTCGCTTTCAGTCAAATAATAAAGTTGGTAGCGACTGCCTAAGCCTGAATATTCTGGTATTTGCTGTTCTAAGCTTGGTTTGTCGTTGTCAACAATGTACAAAGCACCTTTAAATAAATTATTGGATACACTGATAATTGACGTTAAAGGGCAAACAAGTGCCCCTCTTTGAACGACCTCGCTAGCAACATACAAATCTAAGTACATATAAACATCACGCTGATAAATGTTGATAGTGCAGTTTTGTCCAGCTAACACGATATTAAATTCTTGGTTAGGTATAGCAGATAAAGGAATGCGCACCATAAAACACCTCTTAACTAGCCAAAAATCTTACTTGAAATACCACTTAAAGCAGACTCTTCGCCGTTCTTTTGGCCTGTTTGTTTTTTCTTTGCTATTTTGACGTTAGTATATTGCTGTTCTACTTCTTTAATTTCGACCAGCCCTATATCAAAATAGATGATATTTACGCCGTCGTCGGGCTTTCTAGAGTAAGAAACACTTTCAATGTTATAGCCTTTAAACACTGTTTCAGGCGTGATAAGTGTTAGCAAACTCATATCACCAGATAAAGCTAATAGCTTTTCGGTTATGGCCTGCCTTTCACTGTCAGAGCCCGCAAAAGCGGCGTTTAGGCTAATCATAGTAGGGCCAATAGATTTGTTATAAGTAGCAAAAGCTGATTCGGTCGGGGCGTTAATAACCTTGTTAGTGCTATCTACATCAATAGACATGATAGAAGTAAAGTTAATTACGCTGCCGTCCTCTAAAACTAAAGCCCAGTTATTACCTTTATTGTTGCCCTTTTGAAATTGCAGACTTGATAAAAATCCGTTCTTTTGCAATGGCAATAGGCTCATAAATCACCTCTAAGTATTAAAGTTTCCATACTCTGAGGCCATAACATAGTTGTTTGATGCATTGAGATTGTTAAAACTCTTTTCAGCCTCTCGAACAATACCACGGGCATCGGCTCCATTAGGCACATTGATATTAACTGTGTTGTTAATTTGGTTAGTGTTAGCACGTCTGCTATTATCATTGTTGTAAGTGCTATTAGTAATGCTTGATGTATTAGCAGTTACAGGGGCCGCCGCAATGGTTTGATTGTTGGTAGTTAAGCCAGTGTTAATAGTTTGCACTGTGCTTTGAATAGCTTGATTTGCTGCTTTAGTGGTTTGCTCTTGCTCTTCTTTAGTATCGCCAAAGCCAAAGAACGATTTAACGCCGTCCATGGCTCCGCCCGCAAGTCCTTTTAGCTTGTCCTTAGCTCCGTCAATTAGTCCACTAATATCAAAAGCAGCTGCTATCTTGCTAGGAATTTCAGCAAAGAAAGATAGTACAGAGTTAAAGAACTCCATTGCAGACTGTAGACCAGCATCAAAAGCACTGGTTATAGCTGTTGTTACGCTGTTAAATACCTGAGCAATTTTGCTTCCTAAACCAAGGAACAAATCTATTAAGCCGCTTATTTGTCCTTTAACCTGATTAAACTTTTCTAAAAGCCAATCAATAGGAACAATATTTTTAATAGATTCTGGTAATTTGTTCCAAGCTGAGCTAATCCAGTCGACAACATTGCCAGCAGTTTGCTTGATAGAATTAAAAGCGCCGCTTACTAGTTTGCTAATACTATTAGCCATGCCCTTAAGTGTTTCAAAAGGGTTGCTAAAGAGCTTGAAAATAGCTTTAGCTGATTGTGTGCAAAGCTCAATAACTGAATTAATGGAGCCCCAAATATTACTAAAGAAGCTGCCTATTGCCTCAGCAGTTCCTTTTATTGCTTCTTGAATGCCTTGCCATAGCCCAGCAGCAAAAGCTTGTAAAGATTTAAAGCCCTCGCCTATAGAAGTGACTAAGCTCAATACAATTGCTTTAACGGATTCGTAAGCGGCTGTAAAGCTATTAGCAATAGTGTTAGTTATGGCTGTAATGGCGTTACTTAAGCTATCAAAAGCACTTGTAAAGCAAGAATAAGCATTACTTGCAAACTCAATTACAGCGCTTGCAATGCCATTAAATAGGCTTGCTATATCGCTTGTTATGCCTGTAATAATAGAAAGCAGGCCATTAAAGACTGAGCTAAAAGCCCCTGCTATGCTGGTAGCTATAGAGCCTAAAAGATTAGATACGCCCTCAATTAGTCTGCCAATAGCATAGCTTAAGCCTCTAAATACACCTAAGATTGCATCAAGAACAAATTGCAGGCCTTTAACAATAACATCAAAAGCAAAGCTAAAAGCTGCTGTTAATCCTTGTAAAACTAAATCACCTAAAGAGCTTAAGCCGCTGCCTATAGCACTAATGAGATTTAGAAAGGCTGGGATAAGGTTATTTGCAAAGTTTACTAAGGATTCAAAAGCGTGCTTTATAGAGCCCTCGATAGCGTCAACTATCTTAGCTTTAGCCTCTTCGCTTCCGCCTGTCAGGTATGACCAAAGAAGCTGACCTAAATTAGCTATAGTGCTTAGAACGCCAGTAATAATGCCGCCTAATGAGCTAAACAGGTCTTTAACTGGTTCAAAGACAGATAAAATTAAATCACCTAAGCCGCCAAAGATATTGAGAAAATCAATAACATCTTGGCCCATAAGCTCAAATGTCTTTTGCCAGTCTCCGCCCGCCCGCTCGAAAGCGTCAGATATCCATAAGATTAAGCTGACCAAAGCAAACAACATAGCCATGATAGGGTGGGCCGCTATAGCAGTCATTGCAGCCTTAACAGCTAACAAGCCTTTGGTGAACATGTCGACCATTACAAGGGCTATCTTAAAGCCAGCAAACAAGCCCATAACTATCGCCAATGGCTTCCATATGATGCTTATTATTTGCTTGAAACCCTCAAAAGCCTTGTTAAGCTTTTGCATGATTTCAGGGCCTGTGCCAAAGATAGCCCAGAAGTCGCCAAATGCTGACTTGCCTCCCCTGATATAGGTTGTTAAATCATCAAAGATTAAGACTAATACACCCAAAGCACCTATAAGCCACGTTAAAGGGCTCATTAATAGCGCTGCGCTGGTCTTTAGAATAGCAGGCAAGAACACGCCCGTAAGTACGCCAGATACGACTAGTAAAAAGCGGGTTATATTGTCTTGATTGCGATTAATCCATTTAGTGAAGTCTTGCAAGCCATTAACTGCTAACTTCATTACAGGGGCGAAAGTGCGAACTAATTTAGCGCTAACGTCAGCAACAGCAATATTAAAGCCCGTCATGGCTTCCTTGTATTGCTTGTATAACGCTATGTCTTCTTTAGTAACTCTAGCTAATTGAGCCCTTTTAATGCGCCATTCATCTAGCTTTTGGTTATATGCGCCCGTTAGTGTTGCCACTTCGGACACATCGGACATATAAGAGTTAACAATCTTGCCAATAGCAAAAGCACCAGCAACAGGGGCTATCACGTTAGATATAACGCCCTGAATAACACCGCCCCAGCGTGATGCCATGCCATTAAATTCATTATCAATCTTAGTTGCGGCTGATTGTAATGAATTGAGACCTTCTTGAACTCCCTTAGTATCGATGCCAATTTCATATAGTAACTTATCAACGATCATTTAATCCCCCTGCGCCGCAATGGCTTGGTTGTATGCGTTGATTTGAGCAGCCTCTAAAAGGTCTAAAGCATCTTCATAGCTGTAATAAGTTTCTAGCTCTTTTAGGGTTGCTAAGTTATTGACAATCAAAACGCTTAACGCATTTGGAAGATTGGTCGTTTGGAGGTATTTCTTGCTTGCTCCGTTGGTTTTTCCTTTTGCTCTCGTTGTAATGGCTGGGATATAGACTGGAGAGCGTTTTTTAAAAAACCAAAGTTCACCTTAAATGCAGCAGTTAAAAGCTTCATCACTTCCATTTGGTCTTGGCAATAGCTGTCAATATTGTCCCAGCTAATAGGAATTAGAGTGCCCTCAGGGCTAATATAAGTAACGCTCTTTAATAGTGAGTTTTCAAAGTCAAGTAAATCATCACTATTGATATTGGCCTTTTGCAAAGCCTCTAAAGAAAAGTTTGCAGCAGCGTTATTTAAATCGCCAGTAATACCCATAGCGCCTAAAGCGCCAGCCTTGACTAGTAGTAAAGTGCCTTCTTGGATTAACTTAAAGCCGTCTCTTGCACTTAAAGCAGTTGCCATAAAATGACGCTGACCATTATCGTCTTTAAAATAGATATCTTCACTCTTTCGCATGTTATCACCAAAAAGAAAAGCCCCCAAAATAGGGGCTATAAAAACAAAAAAAAGCTCCCTATGGAGCCAGATATATTTAGGCCTAATTTAGTAGTTTTGTCGCTCTACCTTAGCAAACATAAACTTCCATGCTGATTTATCAATGGTAGCGCCTAGATTATTCATAGCCACGCCGTCAATTAAAACACCGTCAGTATATACGAATGTAGACTTTAAAGCGGGAACTCTAATAGTAATGGTTACATTAAAGATTGTTCGCTCTCCCGACATAGCTTTTGATATGCTATCTAATAATCTTTCAGATGGGGTATTTGCTTCTAAGGTAATAGTAAGCTCGACTGGTTTTGGAGTTTGACCAGCAGCTAAATATCCGTCTACACCCATTCTTGCTTCTGCTACAGTGAATGCGCCTGCCTGCGCAATGCCGTCTGTACTAAAATGATTTAATTGTGTAGGTACAGGGATAACACCCTCTACTTGAATGAGCACCGTGGCATTAGCGGAAGTAATATCAGTAACAGCCATAATTTAGCCTCCTATTGAACTGTAGTTACAGGCATTTCAAATTTATGCACTGCACCTGAATCTGTGTACCACATTTGAGCGGTTGGACTTGCTCTATTAGAGCGAATATCAGGGGTGGCACTAATTTGGAGGTGATAGCCGTTTGCTGTTAGATTGTTGCAAATCTCTGTACTGTTAGATTCTCGCTCTAAGGTAATTTTTTGAGCGTCATCTAATTGAACGCCAGTAGAGATTACTCCGTTGTTCTTAGCCTTTAAGATAGTGCCAGTGCACCAAGCTTGCATCACTGTAAAGCCAGTTGAGTTATAAGGCACTTTAGGGCTATTCTTAAAGCCTTGTAAGATAGCAGTTTGTAAAGAGTTTAAGAGCCAGCAGCTATTAATATATGAATCAATCCAATTAAATGAGCCGAAAACCATGCCATTAGCACTCAATACAAAGTTATCATTGCGGCATGCATAATCACCGATAAAGTTTAGTTTTAAGCTCTCTAATTCCCTTGCGGTGCTAATATCATGAACATTAGCGTTTAAGCCAGCTTGAGATTTAAAGGCATAAGTAATTACGCTGTTAGGCTGATTCCAGTCTAAAGAAGCTGTAATGCCCATAATAAATGCCGCATATTCCACGCCGCCATAAATGCCGCATACACCCTCATAGCGCTTTTCTAAAAACAAGTCTACAATGTCTCGACCTGATTGAGCGTTGGCAATTTGTGCGCTTCCAACACGTCCATAACCAACCATACTGGACTGAATGGCGGCATTAGTGCTATCTAATGAGCTATCAGTAGTAAAGAAACAATATAAGAACTGCTCGGCATTGTTGTAACAATTGTTAACCCATTCCGCAATAGACTGAGCATCACTTAAGTTTGTTACTTCTTCAATAGTGGTGAGTGTTACAAAGTTGCCAGTTTGATTGCGTGCTTTGTCTAAAGTTTCTCTATAAGTTCTTGCTTTAACTGCTTTGGAGTAAATTGCGTTAGTAGCTTCGCTTAAGCCTAAAAGGTCAGCCATTGAGCCGCTAACCTCATTAAAAGCAATTTCAGGACTTGCCACGCCTGCATTAATTTGGAAGGCTTTATTAAGGCTTGAGTATGCAATAGTTGCTTTCTGCCACTCTGCACAGCCTTTAGCCTCGCCTGTATCGTTAATCTTATCTTGTAAGATTTGGGCAATGTCTGATAATGATTTAGCTTTCTCTAAATTGAAGTTATTCAACTCTAAGCTAAGCCCGCCCATATCTAAATACAAAGTGGCATTAGTGCCTTTAATCAGACTCTGAAATAGCTTTGCTTCGTCTGTAGCAGGCTGTCCACGGACAAAAGCGGGGCAATCTTCGTCAGGGTGTTTAAAGAAAAAGCATTGGCTAGGCTTGGTTAAAGAATTGTCATAGCCATTAAAGTAGATAGTTGCGGCCTTATGATGTTGACTATCATAGCCAAAATAATTTGCTACCTCTGTAGCACTGTTGAAAGTTAGCAGGGTGTCTGCCTGCGCTTGATTTGAGGTTGTCAAAAACAAGCCATTAAAATTAAGCGCACCTGCTGCCCCAGATAAAACACGGGGCGTAATTTTTACAAGCTCGCTTGCTGGAATTGCCATTAGTAGACCTCACAAAAATCTTGATTTACATTGTTTGTATGTAGTCCCAGAGCGCTAACAAAATGCTGCGGCATGGTGTGCGTTTTAACCTCAGATAAATGCAGTGTGACGCTATAACGGTGTCGCATTTGATGCATTTCATCTATTTCGCTAAAGTTAAGTATTTCATCGCTATACAAGCAACTAATTAAAGGGTTGTAGCTTTGGAATATTGCAGCGCATTCAGTAGAATTGGCCAGAGCAGCAACTATAAAAGCCCGCTCATAAGCTCGGTTGTCAGAGCCTGATTTGGGATTACAAAAGAAGTCAATTTGTACGTTATGCAGCAAAAGATGCTGAATACCTAAAGAGCCTGAATTATCGTTAGCATTAGGGGCATAATTGTGAATAGGTGTACCGTGTCTAGTTTGACTAATAGAAGTAATTACACAAAATTCATCAAATTTAGGGGCGATGGCCATATGTTGCCAGCCTCGTAAGATTTGATTATGGCTTAATTGCTTAAGCTCTCCATTACACCTATCAAAAGCATGTTCTAAGATAAAGCGATAAGTACACCCCAATACGTCATTGCTAAGCTTTTCACTAGACTTATCAGGCGGTTTATTAATAATTGCTTTGTCCATTGTTTGCCTCATTCGTAAAGATATCAGCATTGGTTACAAAGCCGCTTGCTTTTAAAGCCTCAATTACATTTTGCGGCGTTAGCTCTATTGGCACTAGACTAATAAACAACAGGCCCCAGCCGCATTTGGTGTAATCTTCGCTTATGGTGTACACCTTCCAAAAGCGCTTGTTATTTACTTGGAATAAATAGCTAGCGCCTTCTTGCGTGTCTCTTCGGCCTGCTGTTAATGGCGGGCCTTTAGTGCTAATGAAAATCTTGCGTGATATTTCACCTTGCATAATTTCATTAGCTTGCTGTAATTCATCGCCGTTTAGTGTTTGCACCTGTCCGCTAACCTTTTCGCAATCTCCATAGAAGTAATCAATTACGCCGATATGGTTAGCATAGCCAGTGCATCTAATAGCAATAAAATCATCATTAGGGTATATCTTGCTAATGACGTGGTTAGCTATAGCATGTAAGTTAATCATTCATTTGGCACCTCTCAATAAAACCACGTTCTTGCAACAATGGAGTAATAGCCAATTTGATTTGCTTTTGTACGCTTGTTAAGTCCTGAGCAGCATCAATAAGCTTGATAAATTTAGAGTGCTCTTTAGCAAGCTCAAGATAGTTGTTTCTTACTTGTTCAAAGTAGTCATTGCTGCGACTCTCTATTAGGTCAGCTTTAGCTCGTGATTGTGTCCGTGCACGGCTATGCAATACGCTTAAATCGAACAGTAAACATATATCACCATAGGGCGATACAAGATTAAGTGATTTAGTGGCCTCTATGTTGAGATTATGGCTATGCCTGCCTTGATAAGCTATGGTAGAAGCGCAAAAACGGTCTAGCAAAACAATAGCGCCCTGCTCTAATTGAGGCTTAAGCACTTCTTTGCATAGCTGAGCACGTGCCGCTTCAAACAAAAACAACTCTGCACTTGAATCTAAATTGCTTATTTCATCTAGCAAAATAGAGCGCACTTTCTCACCTAAAGCAGTGCCGCCCGGCTCTCTAGTAGTAACTACCTTTAAGCCCAGCCCTGTAAGCCATTCATAAATGAACTTACAAGCCGTGCTTTTGCCGCAACCCTCAATACCTTCTAAAGTAATTAACAAGCCTTTTGCCATTGATAACAGTCCTTAAAAAGATGCGTCGATTTGTCTTTGTATTTTGCCAATAAGTAAGCCAATAACAAAGCCAAAACCTTTATCAAAATTACTATTACTACCAATGGAATCAATAGCAAGCTTAGAATCAAAGTTAAATAAGCCGCCCATGTTACCTGATTGGCTCTTTGTTTCTTTGTTCTTAATCTTGCGTTCAGCATCTTCTAAAGCTGCTTTAATCACTTCGTTAGGGCTGCGTATTTCCTTACTCATATCAACCAGACCAAAACCTAAGCCGCCTTGCATAGAGTGAAATTCTTTGCTTTCGCTTGCCTTTTGCAAGTGCTCGCCTAAGGTCTTAAACACTGTAGTAAGCTTTGCAGCAGAGCGTTTATTATTGGCAACAGCCCTAGCAATGTCTGCTATCAGGGCGGTATCTTTGTTGCTCTCGCCTAATTCGGCATGCCACATAAAATCCCGCCCGCCCTTTACGTCCATTTGTACGAACTGGTCTAGCATCTTATTTAGCTGAGGTCTAATATCATACTCGCCAGCGCCCTCTAAACCTGCAAAAGCTTTTGAGGCGTTAGACAGTGCATTAATGATATTTTTGCCCTCTGGGTTAATCGCCTGTCCACGCATGCGCACCAAGTAATCATTATTGTAGCCTTTCATCATCATGGCGTTTTGTAATCTATCTTGCGCCGTGCGTGTTGGTTGGCCTTCTTTGGTCAATAAGCCAGCTTGTTCGTTTCTTGGAAGTCCCGCAATAAAGCTCTTAACACTTTCAACGGTCGGGCTTCCGTCTTCGTATGTTTCAAAGCTAGCATTTTTCATGCGACTAACGTCGGTTCTTGCTTGCTCCACTGCGTTCAGTGTTAAGCCTTGAGTGATATTAGTCTGGTCGCCAATGTCCTTAGTAACGTCCTTAGGTTGCATCACTCGAACTAATACGGGATTTTTCATGCCCTTAATTCTTTCAGGGTCGCAACCATGCTCACCTGCATTAGCTATTAAATCTTGTTTGTACTGCTCAGCCTTACTTGGATAAGCATCGTAACTTGTAGCTATAGCAGTCATACGACCATTGCCAGCAATTGCCCTTTTAATATTAGGGTCTGAGCTGTTGTATTTCTCGTTAGCAACGCCGCTCTTATCGTTAGAAGTGGTCACGCTGTCAGCTTCGACCACTGCATATTGCACTTGCAAGCGCTCGCCTTTTGGGGTGGCTAATACTGTGGTTTTGCCCATGTCCTTAGCATCATAAGAGCCAAAAGAAACAACAGGGCACCCGCTATTAAAATCGTTAGATGTTCCTACTTTGTAGTAATCAAGATTCTTAGCAATTTCTTGCATCTGTAGCACGGAGGCCATATTAGAGCGATTGCGGTTTTGCAATACCACGTCATTAGGAATCTTTTCAGGCAAGCTGGTATCAATCTTAACATCATGCTGAGCAGGCAAGCCTTGCTTAAGCTTTTCAATCTGAGCTTTAAGCTCTTCAATTTCCTTTTGCTTGCTCTCTAGCTCTGCGTGGGGTGCGCTTTGCTCAGTAAGTCCAGCGCTTTGCACATTGGTTTGCGCTGCGTTGCTTTGAGTGGCATTAGAAGAGCTTTGTGCTTTAGCTTGCTTCCTCTGCTCTTTAAGGTCTTTAAAAGCTTGCTTAATGTTTTTACCAGCGCTATTAGGCGGGCCGCCCTTAATAATTTGGCCCGTGGTTTCATCAATCAGGCATTTGCGGCCCTTATTTTCACCATTAGCGCCCTTGCCTTTTGGGTGGTAAGTAATCCATTTAGCATCATCACAAGCTATGCCTCTATGCTTAGCAAGCGCAAATAGGCATGCTAGGATTTTATCTAAACTATCTTGCTTCATAATTTACACTTGCCTTGCTGTTAGCACTTATTTAGCCTTTTGCTTAGCTGCGACTTTAGCGGCTTTTTGCAACTGGGTTTTAGCCCATGCTGCACCGTTAATTCCGTTAGCCTCGTAATGTGTAGCTAAATACTTGCCTGGGTTTTGCTGCTCAAACTTATGGATTTCTAAAAGTTTTTGAATGTTAGCTTTTCTAGTCTTAACACCCTTTTGAGCAGCAGCAGAGCGCTTTGCTTTTGCTTCTTTAGCGGCTTGTTCCTGCTCTTCTTGCTTTCGTTTTTGACTGTACGCTTCTAAGCCTTTAGCACGTTTGGCCCGTTCCTTTAAACGTTGCTTGCGCTGCTCTTTATTCTCAAAAGCACGCCCAAGCGGCTTGCCACGCATCTTTTTCGGGCCGCCTTTTAAGATTACACCCGTCTCAGAATCAATCAAAAACTTTTTGCCGCCGCCGCCTTTGCCTTGCTTTTTAGTGGTAATCCAACGGGCCTCATCATTGGCCATAATGCTGTTAAGCTCATTAATCGCATCACCAATAATATGACCGATAACTATGCCCACGGCCATATCACACCGTCGCTTGCTATCAGTGATTAAAGTGGTTTTAGTCATAAACAACCTCAGTTAATAGGCAATAAAAAAGCCCCATAAAAGGGGCCTTTAATGGATTAAAGTTTTGGCAAACAAAATGCAACCTCATAAGCAAAATATTTTGATATAAGTCTAAGCACTTGTAGTGGGCTTAGCTCTTCATCTTTAGGCTTTTTCTTATCTCTAAGAAAACGTGCTGTTGCGGTTCTAAATTCATGTAAAGCATTAATAAAATCTTTTTGCATCTTATAGGCAGTTTCATTAAAAGGGCAAGAAACTCGTTGATACTCAGCATCTAAAAGATCTAAGGCTTGTTTGTAAGAAAGACGGCCTTTGCCATTATTGCTTAAGTATTCCTTATAAACGTAAGAAGTAATGTAATGCGGGCCATGCCTTAACTGCTCAGCTGAGTGTTCAATTAGATAGACACATGTATTAGATGTTTTGTTGTCTTCTAAAAAAAAGTTTTGGCTTGCTACAGTTTCGTTTAAAGAGTCGCCGTCTTCTCCGCCTCTAATAACCATAAGAAGATATAGGCTTAAATTCCAAAGCCAACAGTTACAATCGAATAAATCTCTAAGTGAGCTGGAGAACATTTTTAACCTTCCATAAATGTCTTTTTTAGTGCAAAGAGAAAAGCTTCTTAATTGTTTCATAAACAGAAATTGAGCTTTGATTGCGCTTTTCACATAAATAATATTCTACCATTGAATCTGCAAAGAACTCGTGAATATTATCAAACTTGTGATTTGTTTGGCTAGATTCTCCGCTTTTTGCATTGTCAAATATTTCATTAAAATACTTTAAATCACTTAGACTTTTTGCGCCCAAAGAATAAGAGTAGTCTAAGGCGTGCATTAGCTCATGCAACACTATAGCGGTTTTAGCATTAACGTCTGATTTTAACTTTGATAATCTTCCAGTGATTACAGACTTTTCATACTGATTGGAAATGAAAAGATCGCCCAAACAATAGAAGTGTTTACTGTTAAGAGCAATGCTTTTTGTATTTACTTCAAATGCAGCACTATACTTTTGCAACTGGTGAGGTACGGTTGATATTAATCCAGCATTTTCTAACCTTTGCTTTAGCTCTTCATCGCGTGCCATTTTTATAGACATTTTGCTAAATTCTTTAAAGAATGTTGCGTCTTTTAAGTGTTTGTTTACCCAGCTTTCATCTTTCCCAAACGCCTTAGTAAAACGACATAGATAAGGTATTTTTTTAGTATCTGGCAACCGTTCTAAACCTAACTTAATATTGTTAATTTCTGCATTAAGTTTAGTTGCAAGCTTGTTTTTCCATTCTTTATCATTGTTAAGCTGGTTGATTATTGCCATTCTTTGAGGCTTTTGTTTTTGGAACTCATTGTACTTATGGTCAAAATGTCCCAGCTCATAAACGCTTGTTGTTAAAATATGCGGAAAATCTTCGGCTGCAATATGTATAGCAGAAGCTATGCAATGCAAAGATTCTTTTGAGAACAGGTCAAGATAAAGCGCTGTGTATGGAAGTAAAGTTTGAATATGTTGAACGCCTTGCTTTTGGGTAGCAAAACATTCAGGCAATGGATTAGCTTTTAAAATTTGCTTGCCTTGAATGGTAGCAGCTTTTAACTTTGCAGGGGTTAATTTTCTGGGACTTAATGAGGCCCTTACGTTGCTTTTTGTTACAGGCGGCTCACTTTGTAAAGAGAAGTGATGAACTTCTTTATTAGATTTAAAAGCCTCATTGAGTGGCTTATTAAAGAAACGCTGCGGAAGATTGCCGCCTTTAATTTGACCTGTTTCAAGGTCAATTTTACACGCTCGGCCTTTATGTTTCTTTCCATTAGGGTGGATTGTAATCCAGCGTGATTTATTGCTATCTAAAGCAAGGTTTATTTCATTTATAGCCTCTGCAATTAGATGCCCTACAACAATCCCTATAGCATAATCAAGCCGTCGCTTTTTATCGTTCAGTATTGCTGATTCAATCATAGCGTTATTTTTTTAAATTCCAGCCAATAGCGTTAAGCATGGCACCAGTTTTAACTAATGGCTGTGTAGTACTTACATTACCGCCGCTAATCCTGCGTGCATTGCCTTTGCTTGTAGTAGCTGATTGTTGCTTATAGAGCTCCATTGTAAGGGGTGCTCTATCTTCAAACTTTACTTTGCTAGTTCCGCCGTTGCGCACTGTGTCCCTAAAGTCTTCGGCTGCCTTTTGCGCTGTGAGCTGTAAAGCAGTTAGAAATTCATCAGGCCCCAGAGCTTTTAAAGTTCTAACAAATAATTTGCTCCAGTCTTCGCTACAAGCGTCTATAGTCGCTCTAAAGAATGGACGGGGTGGCAATACTAAAGAGTTTCCGGGGCGTGGCGGGTGGCTAACACCTTGATTAGCAAACCATGCCGCTTGCTTGCCTGTAACTCTTTGCACCCAGCCGTATTCTTGATAAACAGCATACTGGGCAATTGATTCATCTGTAATGCCTACTTCGGCCTTTTGAGCAGCGCCAACGCTTTGCAACATGTCTTTTCTAAGCTTACTTACAGCTTCTTGCATTTTCTTAGCTATCATTAGCCCAGCCTCCAATAACAAAAAGGCCTGCAATGATATGCAAGCCTCTTTAAGTCCAAGGGTGGTAAGTTTTTGAAGTGTATAAGCGTCCGCCTAGTCTGTACTTTGCAGTTAGTAGCCAATACTGCAAGCCCTCGGGTGTGGTCGCCCAGTACTCAGCCGTTGAGCTTTTAGCGGTATAAGGCTGAATACTTACGCTTACAGAGCCCTCGCTAACACTAGACAAACGACCGCCCAAACCTCCATAAGCTTGATTTGCTTTGGTGCTTTGGAGCAAGTGAGCCAAAGCAAGATATAAGAGTGTGCGCCTTTCAAATACGTTTTTGCTAGGATCATAAGGTGCAAAGCTAGTTGCATCTGTATTGCCTACTATTTGCTCTGCTATGCTCCATTGCAATTGAGCCGCTTCTTGCGTCCAACCCTGCATATCAATATGCGGGAACATTGCGCAAAATTGTTCGTAATCAAAAAGCACAACACTCATAAAACACCTTTAAAGCTTGGTTTCTTTCTTGTCGGTCTCGGCAGCTTCGTAACCTGTTTCTTGCTGGGCTAATTCGGCTTGCTTGTCCTTGTCCTTATACTCACTGTCTGAGCACTTGCTAATAAGTCCATTTTCAAAAGCTTGGCTATTGCTATAGAGCGCCTTAAGCTCTTCCCACTCATTGCGCTTCATTGTAAATAAAACGCTACGCCCGTCAGCTCTTAAAATGCCGTTTGTATCCTCAATGCTTTGAGCGCTAGGAATTTCAACGTAATCATTGACTGAGTTTAGATAAAACTTGCGTGGGCTTTCTAAGCAGCTTACTAAAGAAACAACATCGGCTCCAGATAATGCCGATTTAGATGCCTTGCCTTCGTTAATTACAGCATCGCTATTATTAACTACGTTTACCTCTGATGCCTTTTGTTTTGCCATTGCTCACTTGCTCCAAATTTCTAACTAACTACTAAGGTACCAAATACAGCAGGGTGTCTAATAATGCAACCCCATGTACCAGCTCTGGCGGTTTGTAACTTTGATTTAGGCTGGTCAATCAACTTGCCTATAGTCATCTTTTCAGTTACTGCAAAAGTACCAACTTCTTGATTCTTGATAGAAGTTGGATATAGGTAAACCTTGCGACCAGAGCCAGAGTTCTCTAATTGAGGCAATACAACAACCTCTAAATTAGGTAAGGTCTTTCTAATGATTTCTAGGCAACCAATACCATAGCTATTGCGGGCCTCTAAATAATTAGCATCGGCTGGGGACACTGCTAAGATAAAGGAATTAGACGGGGATACTAGATTCTTGGTAGTGGTACGAACAGAGCCAAACAAGGTTAAAATGTCATTGGCAATATAATTAGCACCTGATTGAGCATCGCCAAACTTATCAGCCCATTTTGCAGAGCTTGTTCCGTTGCTTAGCTTTACGCTTATTGCATTAAGAGCGCTAGGGTAATGAGGGTAATTTAAGAAGCCATAAGTGGCCATGCCCTTTACACCATATAAATTAATGCGCTCATGAGACTTAGCAAAAGTATCAGCTAAAGCTTCTTGGAGGTCAGCAATTAAATTAAGGCCTCCCATAGCTGCGGCTTCTACTTCGGTATCGCCATAAATGATAGAGCTCTCAAAACGGTATTGGTCTAAAGATACGCTATCATAGTTTACGCCAGCAGTTGGAGCGGTGTTGTAATCGTCATAGGTTTGAACGCCGCCATAGAACTCTTTAAACTGGAATGTTTGCTTCTGTGTTACAAAAGAGCCCACAGTCTCAGTCTTTAATAACTGACTAGTAACGTCTTCGGACATTAAAGTAGGAATGACGTTAGGGTTAAAGAAGGTTAACTGTGCTAAGTTAAAACCAACGTTAGGGGCGGTTTGAGCAATGACGCTATCAGCAGCATCAAAAGTCATGCGCTTAAGCTTATTGCGCTTAAAGTAATCAAAAGTCTTTTGAAAGTCTACATTAATCTTTTGATACATGATTTTGCCTGTATTTGGGTCTTTACGGGCAAATTCTTGATTAGAATCAAAGACCATTGGATAACATGCTAAGCCCTGCTGGGTCTTTAGTCCAAAGCGCTTTAAGATATCCTGTGAAATAGTTGTAATAGCCATTAGACCCCCTTAAGGTAAAGTAGCAATAAGTGCACTTGCTGTAAAATTGGAGCCGCTAACAGCTGTAATCTTGTAAATCTTTTTAGCGTTATCAATGACTAAATCATTAACAGCTACAGGGATATCGCTATTAGACGGAGTTAAGTTTGCAATAGGGTTGGTTGCTGCGCTTGCGGTTACCGCTGCATTGGCAACACGGAAACAATTTCCACGGGCACCAGCGTCGCCCTTTTCGCCCTTTTGACCTTGCTCGCCTCTTGCGCCAGCAGGGCCTTGCTCACCTCTTGCACCTGCTGGGCCAGCCGCACCAGTTGCGCCAGTGTCGCCCTTGTCGCCCTTGTCACCCTTGTCACCCTTGTCACCTTTAGGGCCAGCCACGCCAGCAGGGCCAGCAGGGCCTTGTGCACCCTGTAAACCTCGCTCGCCTGTATCGCCTTTAGCGCCCTGTTCGCCCTGCGCACCTTGTAAACCTTGCTTGCCTTGGTCGCCTTTTGGGACTGCGAAATACCAAGTATTAGAAGCGGCATCATACTGAGCAGTCGCTTGCTCTCCAGCCTCTAAAGTCTCCACTTCAACAGCTGCGGTTTCTAAAGAGCGAATTGCATCGGTGGACTTCTTTAAGCCCTGCTCAATGTTGTTTAAATTGGCCTCGTTAATTACTTCGCCCTTAGTCCATTTGTGTACTAAGTACTCTTCGGTTTTTGCTTCCATAGTTTTCAATCCTTGCTTAAGCTGTTGGCTTGTTGTTTAAACCAATGTTTTGAATACGAACTAAATCGCCTTCTTTAGCTGTGGTCTGACCATTAGCTAAATCTAAGCAAACAACCCAGCCCGTATCATTAGCAGTGCCAGCCTCGCCAAAAGTTACAGCGCCGTCAGCAGGGTTGCATAAAATGCTTTGTCCGTTGGTTACACCGCTTGCGTCACTAGGTAGCACGTAATAAGCAACACCACGCTGCGCAATGGTTAATTGCACGTTGTTTGGATACTTGGAAGTTGCGCCCTCAAGTGGGGTATTAACAAAAGTATTTTGATTACGAATAACAAAACCTAATAAGCGTGCACTTGCTTTGGACTTAACTGCATAGCCAGCCTTATCAGTGTCTTCAAAAGCAAAAGAGCCAACTTCTACAGTGCCGTCAGATAGATAAGTGTAAGGTGTAGGGATAAAGCCTTCCATGGATACCAATTGGCCTGATAAGCCCTGAGGCATCCACATGTTATAATTTCTTTGAAAAGCCATTTAAAAGCTCCTAATTACTTGATGTTTTGCAAAAGAAGGTTAAAGCTCTTTTGCGCATTGGTTGTGCGCTTGCTCTTAGCAGAATCTTTTGCAAGGGTGCGCTTGCTTGCCTTGCCACGTGATAAGCCACGGAAACAAGCACGGGCCTCGCCTGACTTCATTCCCTTGACCTCTTTTAAAGAGTAACCAGACTTGCGCAAGGCTTTGCGATAAATAGCGCCAGCGCTGTCGTAAGCCATAGCGTCGACATTACCTAAAACGCCTCTAACCTCACGGGCCGCTTGCATCTTAGCTCTATCTTGCGCACGGTATCTTTTAAGCTCTCTGCTAATACGTGCAGAAATAAGGGCGTTGTTCACGTTCTTTCTTAAAGAGTGCTTGCTATCACCAACAGGGCCCTTCTTTTTGGCAATAGCAGCCAAAGCAAGTCGCACACCCTCAATCAGGTCGCCATTAGGATTTAAGCCGCTTTCTTTTAACAAGGCTGCTAATTCCTCATCACTTAAATCACTATCGCAAGCGGCTGCTTCCTCGTCCTCGCCCTCATCCTCGGCGGTTTCCTCGTCCTCGTCTTCGGTTGGGTCGTCATCATCGTCTTCGGTCTGGTCGTCGTCCTCATCTTCGGCAACCTCTTCGTCCTCGTCCTCGGTTGGGTCGTCGTCCTCGTCCTCGGCGGTTTCCTCATCCTCGTCTTCGGTCGCTTCCTCGTCCTCATCCTCAGCGCCGTTATTTTCTGGGGCGGCTGGGTCGGTTACCTCTTCGTCCTCATCCTCGGCTGGGTCGTCATCGCTATCGCTACCCGGTACAGGCACGCCGCTTTGCTTAGCTAACTCAATTGCTAATTGCAATAGTGTTTGAATCTTGTCATCGTTGTCGGTAACTGCGTTGTTTTCGTCTTTGTCCATTGATTGAAGTCCTTTGTTAAAGTCTTTAGGCTTGCTATCATGCACAGCCACATCAGGCCCTGCACGCCCTTCTTCAACTAAAGCAATATGATTAGCTCTTATGTTGGTCATAATCACATCATAGCTTTGGCCGTCTTTGGTCGTGCCTTTCTTAAAAACAGGGTCATAGTAGTAGCCTAGCGATAGCTCTTTCATCGCCCCACTTTCTAACAAGTGAATGGCTTTAGCATTATGAAAAGTTAGAGAATTTTTAAGGTATGGAGCTTCCCAAACAGGATTAGAGCCCGCCGCACCTATTACCCGCTCTTTAGGTGGGTTTTGTGGGTCGTATGTTGCATGTTCTAAAAGAAGCGGAATCTCTTTTAGGCTTGCAATTGTTTCGGGCTTTGATAGCTCCGATGCTGGTCGATACACGTTATAAATTTCATTAGGCTTTAGGCCATTGGCCTCGCCATTAGGAATTTCACGGCCTCTATACTGTGCTACCTGCTCACGGGTAAAAGGATTATCAGCTACTCTTAAGTAGCCGTTAACTTTGTCATATACCCGCTTGCTAGCAGCATCAAAAGCAATCCTAGATTTTGCGACCAGCCTATAGTTTTTGATAGTGGTCATTTTTCTTGCTCGGTTAATAAGTTATCAGGGATTACAGCGTTAAATATGCACCTGCAAAAAGGAAGTTCACCCGGTTGGATATTCTTATCTACCTCAGGGTCGTACAGTCCTTTAGCAAGCTCAAATACTTGATTGTTTAAAATGAACTTATGAGAATCTCTATAGGTGTACATGCCAGGCACATGCACCCAGCGGCCATGTGTAATGCCTATAGCTTTCATATTCTCACGTTGTACAAACTGATTAAGCTTGCAGCTCTGGTCACGTGCTACCCTTTCAGCTCTCGCCGTGTCCATGTTTTCAAGTCCGTTAATGCTCTTAGCTAGCTCTTGAATGTTATAGCCTTTAGTAAGGCCTTTAGCTATTGCTTCTTGAACTTTCAAATGAGAGCGTTCAGACATTTTGGTAATCAAAGAGACCATGTTAGCCACATAGTCAGGCAATCCTTTTGCAACTGCTGGGGACATGTATTGACCTTTAATTACTGGTACAGTCCAACGCTTTTCTAACCATTGCGCACTAATGCCAGCGTTTGCTAAATTACGCCTCATTCTATGATTGACGTTGCGCAATACCTTACGACAAAACCAATAAGAGATATCTCTAGCCTTTTCTTGACTAAACAAGATACGGGCACGGGCCATATTTTCGGCATAAATGCGGTTGAAAGTATAAGGGCGCTCATAAGCATCAAGTGCCATTAGCTGAGCTTTGTTCTTTTGATAGTCGCTAATGGTCAGCTCATAGCCTAGCTTGGAGCTTAAAGGGTATTGCCTTTCAATAAGGATTTTTACCAGCAAATCAAATTCATCATTACTTAATGAATCGTTCTTAGAGCTGCGCATATATTCCTTAGCAGCTTTAAGGGCTGCTTGCTTGTATCGCTTAAGCTCTAAGTTAAATCGCTGTCTAAGCAGCTTTGCAAATTCCTTATAATCACCAACGCTGGGCTGCACTGCCATAACTGTTTTTAAGGCCATGGCTTTGCTTCGTTCTGAGGGTGTCATTATTAGCCCCCTAATTGACTAAGCATGCTGCTTAGGTCTGGTGATTCTTGATTAGGTTGCTCATTAGAAGCGCCTCCCATTGGGTTGTTTTCATCGTCCATATCGGACTGTTCTAAATCCTCGGGCGGCTCTTCATCAATAAAGTCTAAACCTAAATCAGGGTCACGCCTTAAGAACTCCCTGCCCTCTTCTGCGCTTAATAGGCCAGCACCAACAGCAGCAACAATTGAATTAATCTTTGTGCTATTGTTCATGGTCATTGCGGTGCCGTTGTCTGGGGATACCTGAGCAAAATCAAAATAAATTGTTTTGTCGATATCGCCATAAGTTACCAGCTGAATAGCATTTAAACAGCGTTGTATTTGTGGCCTATAGATTTCTTGTTGAGAGCGTACATGGTCGTAAAAGCTCTTTAGGTCGCTTTCGCCAGTGGCATTAAATCCGCCTGGGCTTAAGCCGAATAACTTAACACCAGGAACACCAACAGCCGCCGCAAAGTCTTCTCTGTTCATTTTGACAATTTCAGCAGCGCCAGCTATTGAAGTTTGGACATTTTGCACGGCCTCGCTTTCTTTATCGCACATGAACACGCTATTATTATTGCGGTGATGCTCTAATGCTTTCATACGCATATCTAGCATTTGAATGCCGCCTGCTGTGCTGAGAGCTTCGTCCACACTGGTTTGCATAACAAGCAAGCTTAGCTTTTCTAGTAGGTTGTTAACAGTGATGCGGCTTGCATTCCAGTGCGCAACGCTATCGGCTAGCTTTTGAGCCAGTGGAATGCCTAAGAAGTTGTAAGCAGGTTTAAGCAGGGTTGGGGGCTCATCATCATAGAGTACTAAAAGCCGTGATGCGTGCACCTGCTGACCTGCAACCCACCAAGTTTTAGGTTTCATATAATCAGCCCTTAACGGGTCGCTGCTGTTGTAATCGCATGGCGATACGTTAACAGGGTCGATAACTCTAAAGCTTAAGCGGTTGCCTTTAGCTAGCTCTAAGTTTCCCTTTTCAATTGGTAAGGGTAGTCTTAATTCATCGCCTGAGGCCCCTGTATCAATGAATATTAGAGCGCCTCCATAGAAGCCAACCATGCGCACGGCATTGCGAAAAACTCTTTGCAGGTCATAACGGCCCGCAACTAATTCGGTAAGCTTGTTAACTCTTTGAGCGTCTTCTTGCTCGCCGCCTTTAATCTCAATCCAATTCTTAGTAACTTCATCGGCAACCACACTAATAGCACGGCTAATAGCAGGATTCTGCGCTAGGTTTTGCAAAACTCCATAGCCCACAAAGCCAGCAACTGGGAATTGACCTAAATCAGCTAAATGCCCTGATAGTGTTGCGTGCAACTGCTCAAAACCGCCAGCGCTATCAAAAGTCATATTAAAGCGCTCTTTTTCGTCGTCTCTAATGTCTCTAGGGGCTCCTAAAGTCTGAGGAATGGAAAAGCGCTCTTTTACGTCTTCCAATGTTAGAGCAGGCTCAATAACTTGCTTGTTTGAAGTTAAAAAGCTGTATACGTCATTAATGCGTATATTCTTGTATTTGCCCTGCTCTGGGAACGGTTCAGGGTCGCCAAAAGCTAGCGCCTTTTGATTAGCGTTAAACTTTTGCATTTCTGTTAAGCCGTCATTAGCTATCTTGCCAAGTCGACGGGCTCTATTATTTCTTTTCATAGCGTGTAACTCTAGCGATTTAGATAAGCAATGTTTGACGGGTGCATTTTCTTGCTATGGCCTTTTAGGTCATTAATGGCTTGCGTCATAGCGTCTACTTGGTCGTCATGAGCATCAGCAGGGAATCTTAGAAGCTCTGGAATAAAGTCACGTGCTACCCATGGCGCTATACTAGGGTCAGGAATAAACACGTTACCAGCCTCCCAAAAGGTTGTAACAGCATTAGCACGGGCTTCTTTAGATTCTTTTGGATTGATAGGGATAATGCCGCTTACTTTAGATTTAAGCGATGCGATAATAGCAGGGCCATTAGCTTTGTCTTCGACTAGCTTGCGATGCACTTCGGGCCATTTCTTTGCTAAAGCCTCAAATGCTTCTTGAGTTTTAACAAAGTCCATGCGGCCTCTAACTTGGTCTAATAAGTAGAAATTTGCATCCTTACGGCCCCATACCTGCCCTACAACATAATCACTTGTATTAGTGGCCTTAAATGTCATATCCCACGAAATAACAAGCTTGTTAAATTCATGCAGGTGCGGAAGTTCATCAGGCTTGTAGTAATGTATCCAACTATCTTGAAACAGTGCGCCGCCGTCAGGAACTGGCCTTTGCTGATATAGAGCAGCCCAGTCACGGGGGCCAACATTTTGCCTAATACCTTTTAGCGCTTCTAAATTAAAGCGCTCGGGGTGCAATGGCTCACCTATGTGGCGATGCTTTTCGTCATGCTCTGCAATAGCAGGATAATTAACTAATTGATAAGCATCTCCCTGCCCTGTCTCTGCATTGTGTAGCACGTGCCCCACTAAATCATCACAGTGCCAGCGGGTGCACATAATAATCACACCGCCGCCCGGGGCTAAACGTGTTAGAGCAGTAGAAGTAAACCAGTCCCATGTTTTAGTACGTATAGTAGGACTATTTGCGCTCTCACGGTCTTTTACAGGGTCGTCAATAATAAGAACATGCGCACCCATGCCAGTGATTGAGCCGCCCACGCCCGTGCTTCTATAGTGGCCTTTATGTCCAACTACCTTAAAGTAATCTGCTGTTCGTGCTACTTTTACACCTGTATCAGGTGCGTACAAAGAGCCCTGCAAAGAAGTATCAGGGAATACACCGTTATAGCATTCATCATCAATGATGCCCTGTACATCCTTGTTCATTAGGCTTGTTAATTCGGCACTATATGAACAGGCAATAATTTCTAAGTCTGGATACTTGCCTAAAGCATATGCAGGAAAGCGGCGGCTTGTTAGCTCGCTCTTGCCATGGCGTGGCGGGGCTGTAATGATTAAGCGTGGGCTTTTCTTGTCTATTACATCTTGTAAAAACCTGTCTAGCGCCTCGCAAATCTCACGATGAAACCAGCCCATTTGATAATCTGGCTTGGTGTATAGAACAAAGTCAGCTAATGAGTTTGATGCGTTGCGCCGTGCTATCTCTGCTTTGATGCGTCTTGCAAGCTCCGCTTTTATCTCGTTAGCTGTATCGCCCATTAATCGGCCTCTAACTTGTTAAGCTCCGCTAGCAGTTCATCAACGCTCATGGCTTTTAAGTCCAGTGTATGGCTAGCTTTAACGTCAGCTTGCATGGTGACATCTTGACGCTCTTTCCAGCCAGCAACAGCTTGCAAATAGAACTTGATAGCACTGGTGTCGCCATTGTCGCAATTCTCTGCTAGCTTATCAGCTACTATCACTTCTCGACTTGCACGGCCTCGCGCATAAGCATCTGAAAAGGCGGCATCATCATTTAACCTATTGTTAATAGTTCGTGTGCTACAACCTAAAGCAATAGCGATCTTTTCTTGAGACAAGCCCAGCCCTGCTAATCTCTCAACCTTATCGTAATCAAATGCAATAGGGCTGCGCTTTGTTTTGGGGTTGCGCACTGATTTACTTTTGCTTGCTTTCTTTGGTGCCATTTAATAACCTCGCTTGCTCATAAGTGTTTAATAAAACGTTGTAATGAGTTGCTAAGATATCGAACTCTTTAGCCTCATATAGCAAGCGGGCTTCACACCTTAATAGCTTTTTAGAAAGCTCTCCACTTGCTTTAGATGATTTGCTGGAACTGGTTTGCTTAACTGCGGCGGTAGCGCTGGAAGCTGTGGGCACTTGCTCACCACTTGCGGCGGCGCTGTGCATCCGCTCATTAAGCAGGTCGTTATAATTACGATTGATATCGCTAATACTGTGCTGTGCATTGGTTTGAGCCTGTATTAGTGAGCTCTCAAGCTCTTTGCTTTGAATGTTTGCTTTTGCTTCTAAAGCTTTAGACTGCTCTATAACGCTTTGCTTAAAGTCGTGTAGCTCGTTTATATAATCAAAAAGAGCATAAGCAAACCATAGAGCGCTAGCCGCTAAGAAGGTATAAACTAACTTCACTTAATGACCTATTGCACAAAGTTTGATGCTACTGCTAAAGCGCCTAAAAATAGACCTTGTAGCAGGGTAGCTACTAAAGCAACTTGCAAGGTAATCCAAAGGGATTTAGGCAAATGCTTTGCTTTAATTTCTCTTTTCATCATGTTGATATCCCGCCGTTAGATTTCATCGTATGCACGTAAAGCCCAATAACCACAACTTTCTTTTAGCTGCCTATAAGCCCTAGCAAACGCACGGCGCTCTTCTTGATTGTGTGTGAAAGCAAAGCTATTTCTTAGCAATTCGCCTTTAAATCTATCGCCATTAGTTGTAGTAATTATGCATTGAGCTTTATCTAGGTTAGTCTTAAATAAAGTTATGGCTATTTGACCTCTAAGAAAATCATAAAAGGCACGCCTTTCACGCTCTTGAGTAATCATGTATAGCCTCATTATCAAAAATAGGGTTAAGCCCTAAAGCAAATAAACTCACTAATACACTTGCTTTAAAACTCAACAAAAAAGCCCCAACTGCAAAAGCAATCAGGGCTTTAGTAAGGAGACTTATTTAAATGAAGAAAACAAATTAATCTGGTGGTCTTTCTTGTTTGTTTTGCTCAACGGCTTTTAATTGGACTAACTCCACTTGCTTAATAATCATCTCTTTGCCAAAGTGTAGCATTGAGTTGAGAGTAGCAAGCCAGAAGCCCATTATTACGCCAGCAGCTACAAAAGTAGCCACAAAACAAACTCCAAAAACAAAAATCAATTCGATATATATTGAGCTATCCATTTTTAGCCCTCAAATAATTGCCTTTCTGCCTTTCGTCTTCGTGTTAAGCCTTCTAATGGTCTTAAATTACCTGCGGCATCACGTGCTTTATTCCAGCGCTCAAACTCTCTAGCAGCGTCACTATATTCGCCTAAGGTGATGAATTTAAGCAGAGTAGAGTTCTTAAAATTACCTATGCCAATGTTATAGGCTAGGCATACACAAGCATCAAACTGGTTTTGAGTAACGTCTAAACCCTCAAGCAACTTACTTACTTCTTTCTCAAAAATAAGCAAGTCACCTTTTAGCAGGTCGTCCGCATTGGCTTGAGTGATTTCCATTTCTGGAATAACGTCGGGGCCTGTATGACCATAGCCAATGGTTAACACGCCAGCAGGGCACACATAAGCCTTTAACTCTAAGCCCTCGAACTCTTTAATTAAAGCTAATCCCTTTTCGCTAATATGCATTGTTTTGGTTGTCCTTTAAATAAGCAAATTTTGCTCTTACGTTTTGAGCCTCTTCTAAGCCTTTAGCAATCCATGTTTTAACCAGCCCAAGATTTTCATAAGCAACTACGCTTGTTGTATTGCCTGAGCTGCAAAGCAAATTAACGCACTTATAACGGCTCTTATAGTAAGCACGTGTTTCTAGTTCTTTTTTAGTGAACTCTATGCCTTTAGGTGAAAAGCCAAAATTTAAAGAGCAAGCCTTAATAATAGGGCCGCCAGCGGTATCGCTGTAAGCTGCTGGGTTAATCTCTGGGTCAAACTGTTTTAAAGCCTGCTCAATATAAGCATCAGCACAGCCAAGATTAAAGCATATTGAAGTAGCAAGATTTACCGCCTCAATTGCTTTGGATTCAACGCCGTTTTGCTCAGCCTCTTTTTCTAGAGCCAGCATCTTTGGCTGCTCTTTCTCTGCAAAGAAGCTCCACTTAATTGCCTCGCCTATAAGGTAAGGGAATTGCTTTAAAAGTTCGTATAGGTAGAAGTCTTGACTTGTTGCTAAAGTCTCATACTCGACCAAATCGGAAGGAGGCTCTACCCTTAAAAAGTCATCATCAAGCGGATTATTATCTACTTGCGGAGGCCACGACATATTAGGGTCAATATTTTCTGCTTGATTCTCTGCTTGTTCGTTAATGCAAGTCTCATAGTTTGCTTGCTCAGCCTCATTAATATTATTTAGCGCCTCTAATTCCTCACTAGTCAACACGTCAGACATTATTTAAACCCTGTAAAAAGTAATTAACCATTCTTGCTCTTAGTCTTTTCCTGCTCTGGCATTTGTCCGCCTGTAAAGCGTCCTACTTGGAACTCTATCAAGCGCTTAATAACTGCATGAATAAAGCTAGTACCAATAAAGCCCACGGCCACGCCTATAGGCACCGCCCAAGCTGTCGCTATATGCCACATTGAGCGCACGCCCATAACTATAGAAGCTGCTATCATTGCGCACATAATTGATTCAGTTATCACCATAACAAAATCACGCCTATCAAAACGCATGCAACGCAAGAAAGCCATTAGAGCAGCTGCTATGGTGCCCACTAGCAAATAGCCTAACTCTGGATTTTCAAAAAATATTTGCATAGCTTATAAACGCAAAAAGCTCCCCGCCGTTAAGCAAAGGAGCTTTTAATATTTATCCAATTTCGACTTTAAATTTTTAATCAGGTATTTATGAAAAAAATTATATGATATCTGCAATCTATAAAACGGCTTATTTATGCAAGAAAAACGTGATATAGACGCAATAATATCAAGCCCATAAGTCAAGTATATAAAATTAAAATTTGGTTGTCAACACCTGATTTATATCAAATTATTTTAAGATGCAATTTTGGACAAGATTCAAACTTATCTATATGTTTTAATGCAAAAAAAAGGGGCTTTTACACCCCTTTAACCTACTTCTTGCTATTTGTGGAGATTAATCTATCACAATCTTGCTTACTAGCAATTCCCTGCCCAGCTCATTCAAAGCATCAAGCTTTAACTTATCTGCCATATATAAGATTTGAGCAGGCGAAAACCATACATCACCAAAATAACAAGCTAATTCATACATAACGTCCTCAATTTGCTTGCTAAGCTTAAACCACTCTTCTATTTCGTAATCTGTAGCAGCATCAAACTCACTAGTATCGGTCTGTTCTAACAACCCGCTTAGCTGACTAACTACGTCTTTAACGTATTTGACCAAATCAGCACCATAATAGCTAACCTCATTTAAAGCTTGCACTGGCTTTAAGCAAAGCTCACGGCTTGATACATCATGCGCTAGTTTTAGCTTGCACTTAGTCAAAGATAATGGACGGTCAAAAGGGCTTAAGAAGTCAAAAGAAGCTAGCGGCAAGCGCACTTCATTAAAATCTTGCTCTCGATTAGCAATACTAACAACGCCATTAGCAAAGCGCACCTCGCTAATTTGAGGCTGGCATAAGTCATAGAAATCGGCCTCAATATCATCAAAGACCATGCCGCCGTTTTCTAGCTCGAAATCGTCCATATGGACAATCTCAATATCAAAGCCATTATCTTTAGCTTCGTTCATGTCCTTGATGTCCTGCTCAGTCAATAAACAGTAATCATCAATACATGCATAGCCGCCAATTACCTCGCCTTGCTTATTGCCTAAGAACTTGCCAGCATTAGGACACAAAGCACCAATTACAGCCTTATCACTTAAAGGCTTTGCAGCTGCCTCAATAGTAATGCTTGGAACATAAAGAGCAGGTTGGTCAACAAAAGAGCTATTTGCACTAACAAAGATTAAATCCATTTTTACACCCCATAAAATCACAGTCGTTAAATAAGGGCCTCTAGCGTCCGTTTTAAGGCCCTATTAGATTGCGGGGTAGTTTGTACCCCTAACGTACTTGAATCGCCTCTATAAGGCTATACGACTAAGCAGCGTGCGACTTATGGTCGTAATAAGGTGTAAAAATGTAATCTTGGGTTACTGGGTCTTGAGAATAACGCCAGTAATCATCTTGCACAAAGATGTAAAACATAGCTCTATAAAGCCTTAAGAAGCTGCTCAAACATTCACGCATCTTTGCTTCTGTGATTTTGAGCTTTGGAAGCATATTGATGCTAAGCTTAAGTAGCATATGAGCCACTTTGTCGTAAGTGTAATCTTTGCCTAAACCTCCCTCAAAAGAGTTAAGCGGCACGTAAATATAATTGCCATTGTCGTATAGGCAATCCTTAAACATCTTTTTGATTTTGCGCTCAAAAGCCATGGCTAACTGATAAGCGCTATTGCCCGCCGCCCCATAGCTGCTAAACAAGATACTGGTATAGGCACTAATAAAGCCTAAAGTATTGAGTAACGGGCCCTTCTCTCCGCCATGACAAAGTGGAGTGCTTAAAAAGGCCTGACTAAAATCAGCGTCAATCTTAACCCCAGCAGCCTCACAAATCTTTGCAGCCTGACTAAAGTCCAGTTGTGTCCAGCTGTAAGAGTTGTTCCCAGTCTTTACAAGGGCGCAATGCTCTTGCAAGTAATCACCCTTACAAACCCAATAACGCTCTTCATCGGTGGCAACAGGGCGATTAATCTTGCAAGTGTACTCACCAATCTTTTGCTCTTCGGCCTCAGTTAAGTAAGCCATGGCATCAAATTGAGCTTCTAACTCTGCGGCCTTTTCGGCTGCGCTTTGCTTTGCAACTTCCTGCTTAACAGCCTCAACGGTCTTACCCTCTAAAAGGTCGTTTAAGGTAGCAAAGTAGATATCTAAGAACTTAGCAGCATCGTCATAAGCATCTTCATTTACGCCCAGATTGTCAGCCTCAGTCATAAGAGCATTTAAAAGAACATACTTTAATGAGGCGCTCTTATTAACCACGTAATCAAGCGGATATAAGTCTCTTGCGGCCTCCATGTAATCGCCTGTATAGTGGTTATAGGCTCTTACCTTGATGCGCTCGCTAGTGGTGCCATGCTTAAAGCCTTGATAGCGCTGGTCGGTGCTGATATTAAAAGAAACGCCCTCAACATACTGCTTACCAGCCTCGGTTGCTAAGTTGTCACGGATATATACCAAGAACTTGCAGATAAGATTAGTTAGATTGAACTCATAGCCGCCTTTAAGCTTGTAAACCTCAAAGAAGCCCATTACGTTAATCAGCGGCTTGCCTGCTGCTAATAGCGCATCGTTGTTAGGCTCTTCGATAGCCTCAACTTGCACGCCCTTAGCTTGCTCACATTGAGCCTTTAAAGCTAATCGACACTCTGGAGCAATAGTAAAATAACGTGTAATTACACGGCCATGGCCTAAGTAAGCATGCTTAGCAATGATTTCACCATACTTGCCAGTCTCTTCGGCCTCAACCACAGCAAAATCACTAGCCTTAGCTACAGCTTGAGAAAGAGCAGAGAAAGCAAAAACACTCTTAGCTACAGAGAAATAACGAACAGATAATGCGCTGCAATATGCATCACGCAAGGCCTTGGCCGCCTCTACAAGCTTGGCATCATATTTAACAGGCTTTTGAGCTTCGCACTTTGGAGTCTTATTAGTGGCAATATCCTTTTGAGCCTGCTCAGCAACAGGCTTAACTAAACCGTAAGAACATAAAATAGCATCGGCCTGAGCAGCATCAATACGACCGTTAGATAAGAAGTTAGCAATGAATGCAAAACCCTTAAAAGCCTTAGCCATGTCAAACTTATTGACATTGTCGGCAATGGTCTTAGCAATCACGTTTAAAATGCGGTCAACATTAGGCTTTGTAAAAGCTACATAGTCGTTTGGCTGACGGCCCTCGAACAAAGAGCGGCGAATCTCTTTAGCTTCTAATGCAGCTAAATAGGCTTTAATAAAAGCGCCGCAAGCAGCTCTAAAATTAAACAGGTCAGAATTGTTGGATTCAACAATAGCGTCTGATAGGGTGTTTTTGCCTGATTCAATGTCATCAAAAACAGCTGGATTGCAAGTCGCAAGGGCTGCAAGGAAAACAACACGAACGGTGCTTATAGCAAGCCTGTTGTTAGTCTCGCAATGTACAAAGACATCATCTAGACGGGTTTGAGAGATAATGGAAGATACAGCAGTATCGGAAGGGAATACTTGAGAAAGGATATTTTTAGCCATTTTCGGGCTCCTTTGTTCTATTTCTATTGCAACCCGTTTTCTAATCGGGCCGGTTAGGTACTAGAAAAACCCTGAACAAAGGAAAGGGCGACGCTTATTCAATATATTCACGTCATACCTAACCATAACACCTTGCGGTGGTATGCTAGGAACTTCTTTAAAGCCTTAGTCTAGGCTCTTTGTTCTTAAAGGATTTTCTAGATCCATGCTTTTGTTGTTTTCTAGGCAACTAAGCATGATTGAATTAAAAACCATTTAAGCAAAGAAGTCAAGAACTTTTTAAAGTTTTGTGCTCTGCTTAACGGTTTTGAGCGCAACACTTTAAAAGCTGCATTACGCTCTATTATACCAGATTAACCACTTATAAATCAAAGATATAAGTACGCTCAACTTCATTAGATTTTAGGTTAATTACGTCAGCCTTTTCGCTACTTAGCAAAATCATCTTGCCATTGAACAGCAGAGGCAAATCTCTAGTATCACAGTCCAAAGCATCCGCTACTTTATGGACTATAGGGCTTGCATTGCGGGCAAACTTCTTACACACTCTACCCAGCTGGCTATCTTTCAACTTCATGAAAGTGATGTTAATCATACTGGTAGCATCATTGGCCTTTAGCGAATAGACGTAAATTCTATCTATTACAAGGTCTTCGCTATAGCAGTTATCAATAAAAGCCGTAATAGCGCACCCTGATTTGTCCCTGCGCAATTCCTTAACCTCGCTTGCCATTGTTAGCCTCCTGCTCTAAGTATCGCTTAATAGCTTCCAAAACCGCATCAATACCTGTAACGGGCTGATTATTAGAAGGGCTCATTTGCCTAATAGGCCTTTTTGTAACATTTGCCACTTGCTAGATTCCTTTTTAATGGCCGTGTCCAAGTCTATTAACTCACTGCTTAAAAATAAGACCTGCTCACTAGCGCTAACAGGGTTCATGCCTTTGTTAAGAGCTTCTTCAAACTCTTTTAGCCTGAGCCTCATTTTAAAAATACGGCCCCTGCTGTATTCAGTCTTAGCTTTTGCGGCTATTTCGTTTAAGAAGTCGCTCATTGATTGAGTGGTAAAAGCAGCGACCTCGCCACTTGTTTGAGCAGGTTCATCAAACTTATTTGCGCTCATTAGCTAGCTCCAAAAAGAATCACTAGAAACCCATTCCCCGTCAGTAATCCAGTTATAGGGGTGTGACATTTCCTCGTAATGCTCTAAAAATTCCTCTACAGCATCCAAGATATTAGCCTCTGGGCTCATGGCGTTTAAATTTATCGCCTCAGCCTCATAACGCTTAGTAACTAACTCTTCTCTTAAGTCAGTGATTAATGGCTCTAAAGCCTCAACCTTGTAATAAAGGTCATCAACGTTTAAGTTTGACATGCTAGCAACTCCTTATATCAAGCCATATGCTTTAAGAAGCATTAGCTTGCTTTCTAAAATAACTTGAAACTGCGCTTTAATGCTTGCCTCAAGTCCGTCGCTTTCTAAAGCTTTACGCA